TTTCGCCGTGCTGCGGCTCATCAGTCATATCTAAAAATATGATACAAACATAGGTTGTCTGTACTGGCTCAAAGCAATCACGCTGAAGCGCTAGACCGGCTCGCCGTGCGGCTGTTGCGGTGTCCGACTTGTTTGGGGCTGTCACACCCGTGTGACCTCTATGCTGCTGAGGCTGTCAGAAACAATTTAAAACTTAAGCTTAAGCCTTCTGTCACTGCTGCTAGCACTTGATAAGTATTTAAATTATTGAACATAAAAACACTATAAATCAAAACAATTAAATTGTCTTATGCTATGTTTGCATAACAGGTATGCATGATATGCATGACTAAGAAAAAAACAGACACCTCTATTCTATATCTATATTAGAATAGTTATAAAGAGTATATACACTGAGTACACCTAAGACACCTGAGTAGTACCCTAAGTATACCCTGAGTACATACACATTACATACTATACACATAGTATACACTGTATTGACTTTTATATATCTTATACGGGAACCTTTATAGATATAGTGTGTGTTGCTGCGTGTATACTATATGTATGATGCGTGTATTCTTTGTGTATGCTATGTGTATGCTATGTGTACCAAACTAAAAAAACAGACGAGCTCAAAGGCACGCCTAGATATTCTTTATATATACCGCCGGCTCACTTTGGGCACTCATTCCTATATATACCTTGCTTAGGTGTGCTTAAAGTTTACTCAGGGGACACTTACAGCTGCGCAACTGGTGATTGTATGGGGGAAACTCGGGTGCCGCTACAGTGATATACCCCTTCAGAATTTTTTATGAAATATTCCGGGTATTACATTCTGTCCGACAAATAAAGAGCCTCAGTTTCTCTTCTAGTCCCAAAGTCATCTCCAAAGTTATTCAACTCTTTGACAACATCTGTCCATCTTCCTTCTACCGCAGCAGAAAGAAATTTAGGTGTTCTACTAAGGGAACCATATTGAAACCCTACAGACGCTATTACAGTCTGTTGTGCGGCTGTTAAATCCGTAAATTTACCACCATTAGCCGCTCTATTGTATTGTTTAGCTATATCACTTGTGTAAAAAGCTTTAGATAATCTATTAATAGTGTCTGTTTCTTGGTCAGTCATTATTAAATTCTTAGCTAATCCTTTAGCTTTAGACCCTGTTAAGCCTAAATATGGCTCTAATCTTTGTATTAATAGGTCATCAAAACCCATAGCCTTTAGACTATCTGGTGTTTTGTCTTTTAAATCAAAGCCAATACCTATTGTAACACCACTGTTACTTGTAGGCTGATAGCCTTTGTGGTGATTATTTCCTTCTAAACCGGATATAAACTTCCAGTCTACTTTATAAGTATTATCCATATTATATAAATCTATCCTCTTCTGGTTCTTTACCAATGGCTGTTTCCATAAATCGTTCAAGCTCTTGGTCAAGTAAATCTTCTTTGTGTTGGTTGTACGATAAGACTTGGTCTCTATCCATACGCTGTACCCAATAATTAGCAGCAATAGCAAGCGCATCAATTTGGTCATCATGTCTTAGAGCTCCTTTGTCTCTAGTTATCCTAGTCATCTGTCTAAATAACTGATGGTCAGGTTCTAGTTTAAAGTCTTCTTTAATAATTAAATCATCAATAACTAACCTATGACTATTCATAATAGGCTCTAAAGTATCAATAATACGCTTTTCTTTCTGTATATTATGTCTTACTTCTTCTATTTCACATGGGTGTATTCTAGCCATAACAGGTTTTAATAACTGTGTAGCCATTCCATCACCAAAGTTACTCTCAATTACTACATAGTTTACATCTTGTTGTTTAGCAATTTGTGACAATCTAGCCATAGTATCTTCACTATAACCACCATCTAAAGAACCTATGGCAGTCAAATAAAGCACTCCATGAAGCATTTTAAGCACCGCATACGCTGTTTTGTCTTCCCCACGACCAGAAGGGTCAATTGACATAACAGACCCCTCAAAAGGCGTAAACTCAGGACTGATATGCATTGGTGCCACATAATAATCACCTTTTAAACCTACGTTTGGTATCTCAGGGTCAATAGCTTTCATCTGTTCTGGAGATGATGCCCATTGTAATTTAGCCGGAGCTTCTGTCCATTTAGAACAACCTGATAATACAATTAAATCGTTTAGTTTTAAAGGGTATCTATTAGCGTCAGACATTGTTGTGTCTAACATAAATTGTAAATTAAACCCTGAACGTCCGTATGAAGACATACGTTCTAATAAGTCTACTTCATCAAATCTCTTAGGGTCTGTAGGCTTACCTTCACTATCTGTTACATCTGCAATCATTGGAGCTATCTTATGTCCATAACCTGTTAATTGTTCTTTAGTAGGATATAAAGCTGTCCATATCTTAGTTTTAAAACCACGTTCTTCTAAGTCATTGTATAATGACATTTCTGTTTGTGGTGTTCCCAAGAATATAATTCTTCCTACCTCAGGTTTAATAATTGCATCAAATTCTTTTACTGTTTCACCTAATCTATCTCTCATTAGCTGTGTCTGAGAGTTGTTAGCACTCTCTACGTCATCAGCAATGATTAAGTCTGCACGTGAACCTGTTAATTGTCCTGTAATACCCATAGACTTAACTGAAGGCGCATGTGAAGCTGTAGCCGGAGCTACATCAAAGCTAACCTTAGAATGTCTTTGGTTATCTCTAGGCTGTAAATGCTGTAATATTGGCATCTCAGCTATTAATCTTTGTGTAAATGTACTGAAATCATCAGCCCTACTTTTAGATGCAGACACAACAAGTATATTACGTTGTGGATTAAGCAATAACTGGTGACAGACAAAAGCTGAAGTAATCCAAGATTTACCTACACCTCTAAATGCTTCTATCACAAGTCTTTTGTCTTTAGACTGTAGATAGTCAGCTATATCATATTGTATTGGTGTTGGTTCTGGAAGATTTAAATGCTTCCAACAAAGATATAAGAAGTTTTTAAAGTTTCTAAGTTTATTATTCATTTATATCAAAAGGGACTTCATCTAATATATTATTAGGTTTCTTTTGTAAACTGTCTGTACTATATGTCTTACAAACTTCTAAACATACTTTCATTTCTGAAGCAGTTAGTTCTTGTCCTGATTTTAATTTTGTATATGCATGAGTTACTAATAATTGTGGTAACTCTTTAATAATCTGGTCTAAATTATTACTGTGGTCTTCCTTGTCTGTTGTACTTTTTAAAGGTACTTCTTTTATTTGGTCGTTTGACATGTATTCCTTTTCTCTTTTTAGGTTTCTCTCTAGGTACGAAATGTAAAAATTTTTGTTTTGCCATGTTATTTAGGTTTAATTATTTTTTCAATAGTTTTACTACCATCTACGTTCGTGTATAATTCTGCTTCTACCTCACCACACATTAATCTTTTATTAGCCATTTCCATGTTTCTAGTAGCTTCTCTTTTCATTTTAAGACATGTAGATAAATTATCTTGTATTCTATGCTCTATTAATTCTCCATTAATAAATAAACATAAAGCTATAACTACTTGATACATTAGTGTGCTCCGTTACCGTTGCTAAATTTAATATCTCTTGTAGCATCTTTAAGTTTCTCTACATCTTTTTTAAGTTTTTCTATTTCTTTTTCAAACATTTCAAGCATTACACCTGTGTGTATATTTTGGTCTAACAATTTTTGATGTTTTTCTAGTTGACCAGAAATATATTCCAACAACATAAACTGTTCTTGGTCTATAGGTTTCTGTGCAGATGCTTCTAGTAAATCTTGTTGCTGAAGTTTATCAGCAGTTTCTAATAAAGTTATTCTTTCAACTAAACCAAAGTATGCCCAAACACCTAATGCAACAGCTATAATGATAGAAATTAAATTTCTCATTGGCATAGCAATGGAAGTGTTGTCAGATACTTTCATTATTTTTTACCGTTTCTAAATATTTGTGTTCCTTTGATACCATAAATACTAGCAACTACTAATATCCATAAATTTGTAAACCAACTTGGTAGTTGTGAAAAATATTCAAAGAATAATTTAACTTTGTTTAATGCTTCAGGGTCTTCTGATACAACAGCCCAAATTAAAACCAGTATTGGAGCTGACAAAATTATAAGAACAAATTCGTCTTTCCAGTCCGATTGCCTTGCTTCTAATAATTTACCTGCATACTCTGCTTCACCTTTAGCCATCTTTTGTGCATGCATCATTTGTGCATCCGCCATTAACATTTTAGTCTCTTGACGCTTTTTATA